GCAGGCCGGCGCCGCCGACGTGGTACACGTTGGGGCCGGACGCCGGGACCTCGATCATCACGTCGGTCGGGTCGAGGACCTCCAGGGCGAAGATCCCGCCGTCCGGGGCGCGCTGTACACGCCAGTAGGCGTTGCCGCGCAACGCCAGTGAGGACACCGTTTCGTCCAGGAACGCTGGCCCGTGGGACCACGGATCGGGGGTTGCCACCCATGACGGCGTCGCGATGCGGGCGGGGCCACGCCACACGTCCATCGTGAGCTGGGAGGCGGCCGTCTGGAGCAGCTGCACAGCTCGATAGATCGCGTCCAGGCCGAGCGGGTCGGCGGAGGCCGGGCGGACGGCCGGCGGGGTGATGCTGGGGAGCATCTCTGACCCGCTGTCGCGGGTGAGGATGCCGAGCGCTTGCGCTGCCCTGGTGAGTGCTCCCATGCCCATGACCGTCGCAGTGGCCCCGGATCAATTCACGAATGCGCGGCGCGCCGTGCGTGCCCGGTTCTTGCGGATGGCCTCGGACTCGCCGGGGTGCGCACGGTGCTGGTGGCGGGAGAGCTGGGCGAGCGCGTCGAGTTTCGAAGCGGCCGGGTCGCCGCGCCATCCGCACCCACACAGGGGAAGGTGATCGGTCGCGGACGAATCAATGCGGTAGTGCACTAGAACACCTGCAATTCTCTGGGTCGGAGGATGGCGGCGTGGAGGGCCAGGGCGACGGCGCGGGCCGCGTCGATCGGCTCGGCGGACTTGCGGGGGTCGAGGGCGGTCATGCCGGCCAGGGGCCGGGTCACGGCGGCCCGGAGTGCTGCGGTGAGGGCGTCGGACGGAAGCAGATGGCAGGTGCCGGACAACACACGGTCGTGGAGGGTCTGGCAGGCCAGGGCGTAGCCGGCCGGCGACGTGCGGGTGACCGCGAGGCTGTCGGGGGCCGAGTCGAGCCACACGGCGGTCGGTCCGGCCGGGTCGGCGGTGATTGGTGCGCCGGCGGCGTGGAGCGCGGCCAGGTCTTGGGCGAGCCAGCTGGTGCCGGGCTGGTGGGCGATCACGGCTGCCGTGGGGACTCCGTCATCACCTATCCAGCCGGCGGCGATGGTCGCCGAGGACTGGTCTGCGGCAATGTCGAACGCGATTGTGACCCGTGCTGCGGGACTGGCTGGCCATTCTGCGGTGACCGCGTTCACCGAGGCGATCGGGATCGCTGCGTGGTCGTCCTCGTCGGCCTCGTCCCACCGGTTCCCGAAGGCCCGCTTGAACTCGGCGGCGCTCATCTGTTCACGGAATCCCATGATGGATTCCACGTCGGTCGTGTATCCGACGCCGGGATGGAATTGCGGATATATCGCGGGGTCGTTCGGGTCGGCGCCGTCCGGCGAAGCGTATTCGATTATCGCGGTGTGGGACTCGGGAATCAGGCCGGCCTCTTCGGCCTGCGCGATGATTCCCCGGAACCATGCGGCGTCGGCGCCGCCACGGGTGGAGATGAGGATCGTCTGCCGCCAGGGCCGCGATGTCTGGGTGGGGATCGCCGAGCCGAGCAGCGCTTCGCCGGCCTCGACGCTGTGGGCCATGGCCTCGTCGATGACCAGGGTGTCGCATTGCTTCGAGTCGAGGCCGTCGGAGGTCGGCGGGAACGGGGCGAACAGTGATCCGTTTCGGAACAGGACCTTGGAGTCGCCGGCGCCCTTAGTGACCTTGCGGATGGTGCGGGCGATCTTCGGCGAGTGCTCCATGGCTTCGACTACGCCGAGCCACAGCTCGCGGGCCTTCTGGCCGGTCTGGGCGGTCATGTAGACGTGGTGGCCGGGCATCATGATGCAGCGGTAGACGACCAGGGCAGCGACCATCACGGACTTGCCGGACTGGCGTGGCACGGTGACCACGACGCGCGGCCATCGCCAGCCGACACCGCGCGGATCGTGTTCGGAGATGACGCGGCAGGCGCCGACCTGCCACGGGATCAGGCCCTTGTGTGCCGGCCGGTAGGGTGCGCCGGCCGGATACAGCAGGGTCGCCACCCGGTGGATGCGGCGGGTGTCATGGATCGCGCCGGGTGTCGGCGGCGTCGCACACGACGCGGACGGGGCGGCGGCGAGTACGGTCATTGCTGCGGGATCTCCGCTAGCTCGTCCACCAGGTCGTCGCCGGCGTCGCCGACGTCCAGGCCGGTGACGAGCCGCTCGAACAGGTCGCGGGCCTCGCGGGTCAGGCCGCCGATGCTGTAGGCCGGTGTGCCCGGCCTCGTGAGCTGATCCACGACCAGCAGCAGCATCGACGCCACGAATTGACGGTCAGGGGTCATCTTTCCGGCAGCAGTGATATCGGCAATAAGCGCATCGGCTGATTCGGTGAGTTTTCTAGCCGTTTCACTCATTGGCATTTCGAAAAGCGCGTCATTCATCGTTTTTCCTGGTGATTAGTGAGAAAAAGAAGACTGGGCGCACGGTCGGGCAGCTTGGAATAGCTCAAAAAACGAGGGGCGGCGCTCGAACTTGGTATCGTGATGGACTGGGCGATCGCCTCGTGAGCAATTGCAGGTCAGATGCGCCGGCCGGAGGTTGGCTAGGTCATCGCTGCCGCCACGCGACCGCGGCACCACGTGATCGATCGACATGCCGCGCGGATGACGACGCGGCAAGCTCGTGTCGATCGGCCGATGGCAGATCCAGCACACGGGGCCGTACTCTGCGACCACACGGGCGGCGAGCCTCGACCCATCACGGCCGCCGATCCAGCCGCTCACCGCCGGCCACCAGACAGCACGAGCAGGGCCAGCGCCGTGCCATACGCCACCACCAGGCAGACCACACGCGACGGTTCCGACAGCACCACCACCACGCCCAGCACGCACGCAACGGCAAGGCACACGAGAGCGACCAGACGGAGCACGTTCACCTTCATGCCCACCACAACCTCAACGTCACAGGCACCCACGGGTGAGGGTCACCCGTGCGGTGGGCAACCTGGTCGTGCATAGCCCTGGTCCGGCCACAGCCCTCGCACTTGTCGGCGTACTCGAAGCCTTTCGGCGGCCGTCCGGCGGGCACACATATCGGGCAGCGGTTCGCTATCTCGTGATGCTCACAGATCGCATACATGGGTGACCTCGATTCGTGGGTGTTGTCCACAGGCGGGGAGTCGTCCCCGGTAGGTGACTCCCCCGTTAGGGGGTGAGGGTAGGTACTGAGTTCCGCATGGACTGGCAAGGGGTTTCGTTTGCGGGGTCGGACGTAGAGCCGTTTCAGGCCTTGGATGCGGGCGAGGGTGGCGGCGCGCCGGCCGGCGGTGATCGCGTCGAGGGCGGGCCGGGCAAGCTCGATGAGCTGCACCAGCATCGTCTTGACGATCCGGACCCATGAGGGCGTCGGCCGGCCGTCCACGACAGCGCCACGCGTCCACTCGATGACGCCGAGATCCTCCAGGAGATGCATGCGTGTCCGGACCCACCGCTCGGACAGGCCGGCGCGGTCGGCCACCTGGGAGACGGTGACCAGACCGGCGCCGGCCTGCCAGGGCAGCGAGTTGACGAGCGCGACGAGGACCGACCGGCACCCCTGCATTGATGCGCCGCCCAGCTCGCCCCACCCGGCGCGAGCCAGCGACGTGACCAGGCTGCGTGTCTCGCGGTGCGCGGTCGGCGTACTCATACCGATGCCTCGTCACGGTGGGCGATCTCGTCGTGGAGAGCCGCATTGACGCGGGCCATCTCCGCATGGAACGTCGCCGGCCCGTGCCACGAGCACGTCGAGCACACGGGCCGCCACAGCACCATGCCGGGCGTGTGGTCGACCAGCTCGATCGTGGCGTGGCCGGTCATAGGTCTTCCCCGCACAGGTGGAGGACGAGGCATGCGCCGGCCGCGAGGGCCAGGACGGCGATCATCGGGGCTCACCCGCCGTGGCAAGCAGGTAGTCCTTGAACAGGAGTGGCGGGTTCGCTGACCGGTAGTTGTCGAGTTCCTCAGAGCGGCCGATGAACGGAGTCGTGCACGTCTCCCACTCGGCGGCAGCAATCCATGCCTGCATCGCCGTCCAATAGACGTTCATGAATGCGTCGAACCGCTCACGCCGGGCCGCCTCGACCTCGGAGGCCGGTTGGCGTTTGTAGCTGCACATCATCGGCGGCCGCCGCGTGCCGCTGCCTCGGCCGGGGTCAGCATCACTACCTCAGGCATGGGTGGCCTCGATCGCTCTCAGGTCGGCTTGCATCGCCGAGTGGGCCAACTCCATCTGGGTGCGGGCACGGAGGATCGCGGCGCGCGTCCGCTTGGACCACGGGCCGCGCCGGAGCGCCGGCCACGCGTCCAACGCGACCTGAGCCGATGCCGCATTCAGCCGGCCAGCCCGCACAAGAGCGTGAGTGTGCAGATGCCGGCGGGCCGAGTCCAACGCGGCCGACGGCGTATCCTCGCCGGCGACCATGCGAGCCGACAGGGACCAGGCACCGCATTGCGGGCAAGCCCAGCCATAGTTGCCGTCGCCCAAGGCATGCACCGTGAGGCGACCATGACGAGCCGGGCCAGCCGGCTCGTCATCCGGCACAACCGACAAGACAGCACGAGCAGCAGTCATCACGCGCCCTCCCCGGTAATGGCAGGATCAACCACATGGGACTGTTCACACGCAAACCGAAGACGCCACCAGTGGTCGAGTGGCAAGGGCCAGAACTGACCGTGACGCTTGAGCCTCGACGGGTGGAGGGACGCGAGCGATTCATGGCCGGCCGGAGCCTCAAGAACGTCTGGGTCACGCTCCGGCCGACCGCAAACAAGCAGGGGCGAACCAAGATCGATGTAATGGTCGACGGCCGATGGATCATCGGGAACGTCCCCGCTGCGGCGCTGCAGAAGAACCCCGCTATCGCAGACGCCATCCTGCGGGCGAGGGTAAACGTCGGCGTCGTCCGGCTCGATTCGAACCACGGGCAGGACGTGCCCACGGCCGAACTCGTCCTTGGACGCGGCTACAAGTACCGGCCGAAAGCTCTCTGGGACTAAGGCGCTCACTTGCTAGTCACCTTCGCAAGAGCATCAATCGCAGCCTTGTTGAAGATGTAAGCGCCGGTCTTGCCGGGGAGCTTGCCTGCTGGCTCGACCTCGCCGGCCTCGATGCGGCGATGCAGCGTGTCGATGCTGATGCCGAGTTTTCGAGACGCGTAAGCGCTGCCAACGATAGATGCCGGAGTGGCGTTAGTTGCACAATTGGACATGAGGCAACTATCGAACGACGAACAACATCATGTCAAGGATCGATAGGTGGTCGTTGTGTCGCGGGCCCTATATGTGCGATAGTTGCCGCATGAGCATGCAGTACGAGCCCGGGATCATCCCGGAGTGGACGCGTGGCGACAGGATGCGCAAGGCACTTGAGGTCGCCGGTGTCGGCGTGGCCGAGATGGCCGAATACTTGGGTGTGGCACGGACGTCATGCTCGAACTGGATGGCGGGCAGGGTGGCACCGTCTAAGCAGACAATGCGCCTATGGTCCATGCGCACAGGTGTGCCGTTGGTGTGGTTGGAGACAGGCACGGCTCCGACCGATGGGCCGGAGCCGGATGGGCTCCCCGGCCTGGACTCGAACCAGGAACCCTCTGATTAACAGTTGTTTGTAAAACCGTGTCCCACAACGGCGGGGAGTGTCTGAAGGCACACAATAGGGCACATCAGTTTTAGTGCCGGGACGTGAGGAACGAATGTCGATCAGAGACCGCTGGGAGACCACCGAGAAGGTGGGCAGTAAGACCGTCCGACACCGCACCCCCGACTGGGGCAAAGGAGACCGCTGGGAGGTCCGCTACCGTGATGCTGCCGGAGTACAGCGCAAGAAGCGGTTCGCGGCGAAGGACGACGCCAAAGACTTCGAAGCCGAACTGCGGATGTCCCCGAAGATCCGCGCCACCAAAACGATCCTATCTGAAATGTGGGAGCCGTGGATTGCCGGGAAACGGCGCCTGAAGCCCAAGACCATCTACACCTACACGTCCGCCTACAACGCCCACATCCAGCCCGAGTTGGGTCAACGCTACCTGTCCGGGCTCGCCGCCTCCGAGCTGAGTTCCTGGTTCGGGCGCATCCCCTCGAAAGACTCCGCCCGCGTCTCCCTGGTCGTACTCAAGGGCATGCTCGACCTCGCTGTCGAAGACGGCATGCTGGCCACGAACCCGGCAGCGAACCTGAAGGGCGGCCAGACCACCAGACGGAAGGTGCCGACCCTCACCGCCGCGAAGCTTGACGAGTTCGCGGACGCGATGCAGCCGTTCACCGTCGAGTTCTGGTTGCTCGCCGGGTGCGGCCTGCGATTCGGTGAGATGGCCGCGTTGAAGCCGTCGAACGTCATCCGGCACAAAGACGGCACATCCACCCTCCACATTGAACGCACCGTGCAGCGGATCAAGGGCGAAATGAAGTGGGGGTCACCGAAGTCTGGGAAGGACCGCGACGTGCCCTGCCCGGCATGGCTGACCACGCTACTGCCTTCGACCGGTGACCTGGTGTGCCACGACCCGAACGGTGGCGTGTGGCTCGCTGACGGCCCCTGGCGGGCCTACTGGCGTACCGCCCGCGACAAGGTCGGACTGAAGGGCTGGCACACCCACGATCTGCGGCACGTGTTCGCTGCCCGGCAGATCGAGGCAGGCACAGATTTGAAGACGTTGCAGTTGGTGATGGGGCACGCGCACCTGTCGATCACAACCGACCTGTACGGTGACCTCGCACGCGGCAAGCAGTCATCTGTGGCTGACATCCGGAACACTACGACCGCGACCGACACGGCAGGCCAGGAGACTGCCGCCTGACACGCCGCGCGTTCCAACCATATGCTATAATGACTATCAAACCGGTGGTCACGGGCCTGGGTGCTCGAATAAGAATCGCTTCAATGGGCCTACGAAGCAAACAGACGGGGCGGAACACTACCTAGCTAGTAGTGTTCCGCCCCGCCTGTTTCGTCTCCAGCGACAAGGACTCGTTACGGTACGGTCGGGCTGTTTTTCGCATCGTCGCGTGCAACGCGGGCCTCTGCCCGAAGCATCATCTCATGGGGTGCCACGTCGAGCGCGTCGCACAAGGCGATCAGGACATCCAGAGGAATGTTGCGGGGGTCGTTTCCGTCGATGGCGTACCGGAAGATCGTTCGCTCCGACACGCCGACATTGCGTGCCAAGTCCTTCCACCGGCTGACGCCCTGGGCGGCTTTCTCCGCTCTGATCTCAGCACGCATGGCGTCCTGGAGACGTTCCGCATGCTGCCTAACCGACTGTTCCATATGGGCAGTGTACATGCCTGGTGGGGCGGATCGGTCCACTAAAGCGTCCGCCTCAAGACCGACGGTCAAGCCGCCGTGTTCGCTGCGTCCTCAGCCCACAACTGGACAAGCCGAACAGTGACGCCGAGTTCCCGCGCAACCGCTCGTGGGTCACTGCCTGGGGTTCTGTCCACTCCCTCAGCTAGGATTCGAACATCGGTTCGATTATTTGGGAGGTTGGCGTGATGGTTCGTCATACGGTAGTGACCGTGACCAGCGAGTGCCCCCGACCTTAGAGGTAGGGTCGGGGGCACTCTGCCTTTTTGCCGAGGGCTAGTCGGTCAGGCGTTCCACCGCCCCGTTGACTAGCTTGCCAGCGTCGAGCCCCATACCGTCACACAGCGCGATCAGAGTCTCAATGGCAAGCGTACCCTCACCCTTTAGGGCGCGATCAACGGTTGATCGCGCCACCCCGCTGCGCTCCGCGATGTCGTCCAGCGTCCATTGACGCCTGGATCGCTGAGCGCGCAGTTCCCCGGCGATCCATTGCGTAGCCGGTCCATTCAATCCGCGTCGTCCCATATCTGCACTGTACCACTTTCGGGATGTGCTGGGCGAAAGGGTTGCGTAGATTTCTAAATAGGGATACAGTCATGGACATGAACAAGCCAACAACCCGAGAAGCCATAGCTGGCGAGGTGCGGGCAGCCCTCGCTCGCGATGGCAGGTCCGCCGCCGAGTTGGCCGCTGCGGCAGGAATGTCAAGGTCGTCTCTCAGCCGGAAGTTGCGTGCTGCGTCGCCGTTCTGGGTGGAGGAAATCGTCACGATTGCGGCGGCGCTCAAGGTCCGCCCCTCACAACTCATGTGCGATGAACGTGAGCGACAGAAGCAAGCCGCATGACTGTGGCAGCCCCGGAGAAGGGGCACCCCACCCAAGCCCAGGGTTACAGGCACCGGGACGGCCAGCCGGACAAGTTGAGCCCCGAAGCACCGGGAGAACTCTGCCCCGACGAACTAGCCCTCATCGAAGAGATGCGAGCAGCAGGACAATACCTGTCGCCCCGGCGAGCCCACACTATCTACCTCAAAACCGTCGCCGCGATCCCCGAACGCGAAGAGTTCGTACCCCACCTCACCCGGATTGTAGGCGACACCTCAGTGACCGTCGATCCGACCGGAGACCTGATCGCCAGCCAGATCGACTCTACGGGAACCGCCGACGCCCGCATTCGTACCTCATGGAATGCGACCGAACGCCCAACGAACCGGGTCTAGCCAGGAGGCCACATGACCACCATTTACGAACCGAGACGGGTAGAAGCCCCATGGATCACGAATTTGCGTGACAGACTCGCGGTCCTTCCCCCACAGCCCATCGTTCCCGCCCGGCGCAGTCTTGACGCGGCACCACCAGACGCCGGGTTCCGCACCCCATCCCGGTTCTGGGATTTTGAATGCGCGCGATGCCTTTTTATACCGTGATCACTCACCGCGCAGAGCGCACAGGAGTCTGCCCGGTCTGCGGACGCCGCGTGCGCCGTGCCAAAACATTCGAACAGACCGTCAACCCCTACCACCCGGCCATCATGCCCGGAATGACGTACCTGGAAGCGTGTACAGCGGTGCGGCTGGCGGTTGAGGCCGACGCCCGCGACTGGCAGCCGAACTTCACTCATGCGGCATGCGAAGCGGAACTCAACCAATGACAAACGCCACCATCACTGTCACAAGGAACAGTCTCGTCTACGAATGCGGCATCTACCGCTGGACATGGTTTTGCTGGCGGGGCGCCACGCGTAAAGCAGCTTTCCGCGCACTCAACAAGCGACTCAACCGAATTGGAGACAGCAACCGATGACACAAAAAGGTTACCTTGAAGGTGACGTTTATGCAGAAGTCGTCTTCAGTGTGATGGAGGGCGGGCACGAGGATGGAGTTCTCTACTTCATCGCCGAGCACGGAATCATCACGTGGACTTTCTGGTCGCCGCACGACATCCGTAATGGCAGTATCGAAGACTTTCCGACCGGTAACGGCTGGCCCTACCCAAACCAAGCCCAAATGTCCCTTCTCCGGGCAGCCCTCCTACTCCAAAACCGAACCTAAGGACCACCATCATGGACAAGGACTTCAACATCACCCCCAGCGAAGCCGAACTTGTGTATTCGGCGCTAATGCTGTACTCAACCTCCGCTGCATCTCTCGCGGAGCACCTGGACAACCAGGCTACCTCAGCCGAAACCGCCGAGGAAGCGTCCGAACGCCACGACAAGGCAGACGAATGGTTGGTGGGGTCCGTGCATGCGCTGCGGCTCGCTATCCGTTGGGCGGCGTTCTGTGCCGACTGAACCCAGCACATACCAGCAGTCAATATCGATCCCACGGGCTGATGCAGTCATTTTCTCCGCGAGCCTGAAGGACGCCAACTTCTGGCACACCGAGATCGCGAGAGAATTCCTGATTGCCGCGACGACGGAACCTGACCTCGACTATCGGGACAACTACCGGAACGCTGCGATCTACCATCAGAAGCTTGCCACCAAGTACTCGAACTTGGCCTACCAACTGGACGACACCCTGTATCGGAAGAATGATGAGTGACGGGTCAGCCATGGAGTTCACGCCTGCCGATCTATTGGTGATTGAGCAGGCGTTGAAGGACGCGAAGATGCTTGCCGGGGTTCGGGCCGAAACGATCATGCCCGAACTGTGTGGCGATGCTATCGATGGGGATCGTGAAACGTTCTTGGAGCAAGAGCTAGCGGACTGCTACACGATGCTTGGCCTCTACGGGAAGCTACTCGTCGAGCTGACGGAATGGAGTGAACGCCAGTGAATGACTACGGTGTATGGATCAGTGAAGACGAATACGATGTCCTGACCGAAATGTGCGACTACCTCAGAGAATATCTGGCTATTGATGCGGCCTCTGCTGACCTCAAGGCGCGGGACTCTGATGTGGGGGTACGGGACCGAATGGCCTTCAGGGAAGACGCGGCATGGTATTCGGTAATCAGTGACGGGTACCGTGACCTGTTCGCCAGTCTGAACAAGCGTGTCACCAGAGACCCGGAGAAGTAGGAGAATCATAATGTTGACTTCAATGCATGAGCAGATCCGTCTAGTTTTGGCGGACACCGATTTGGCTGACCCGGTCGAGATCGCGGAAGAGATCTTTGGGCGGTTGAGTCCGACTGAACGTATGCAGGCGCTTCGTGAAGTGTTGCCGTCGTTTGTGAGGCAGTCGCTTGCGTTTGATCGTAGGCTCACCCCGGCTGTGACCCCGGCACGCGAACTGGTTGGTGCTGGGCAGACGGTGGGTGGTTCGGCGCGTGTGCGGCGTATCCGTGATGATTGGCAAACCCGGTTGCAGACACCGTTGTGTGTTGACGGGGTTTGGATGCGTTTGGCTGAGTGTACAGCGGATGATTTGCGGACTGTCGCGGCTGATTTGCGGGTGCGGGCCGGAAAGATCGAGTCGAAGGCGGCTTGGTACGAGCAGTTGGCTGGCTTGTTGCCTCCCGGTGGCACTGTTGGCTCGTTGTCGCATGATCCGACCGCTGAGGCCGCATAGTCAGCCACACAAACTTCCCCGCACGCCAGGCGATAGGCGACACCCATTGTAGCGCCGCGTGTGGGGACCAATTCTTACCGCCAACGCCAATGACGGCACGATACCTAACCCGGGACCGCGTTGGCGGTACTTAAGCCCACCCCCACAAACTTCCAGTACACGCCATTACCGTTGCGATCGCCCAACACGTCCTCGCGTGTGCTGGCGTCCTATCCACCCCCACAGTTTTCCCAACCCGGGCCACGACGCGCTCGACATCCAACTGACGCGCGCCCGGGTTGGGGCTAGACCAGCCAGCCGACGCCACGCGTTGCACGACACCCATTCCCGGGCCGCGTCGGCTGGCCCTACTACTTCCGCACACGCCGAAGGAATTGCGAAATCCATCCGGAGTCCGCGTGTGCGGTTTATTCCACCCTGCCCCGACCACAGTAGCCGCGTTTTATCCGCCATGGACTCGCCGGGGCAGGGCCTGACACTTCCGCACACGCTAGAGCAGTTCCGCTACCCATTTCGCGCGCGCGTGCGCGGGTTATTCGTTGCCCACTACCCGAAGGAGAAAACCGTGTCTCTCACTATGCTTCCCGCCCACCACGCCGGTGTCGCTACCCACAAGACGCCCGTGGGCGGGACCAATTTGTTTGATCCGGACAGCAACGATGCTGTCACTATTGCTTCCCTCACCAGCACAAGCCAACCATGCTGCGATATCCAAGGATTGCCCGCTTGTGCTGGTGAGGGGCAAGACTCAGCGACGGGCGCCACCGTGCCCGCGATACCCACACGAACTCCGCGTCCGTCGCTGTTCGACCCCGCCCTGGCCACCCTCGCATCCCTCCTTGACGACATCGAGGGAGCGCGAAAGTCGTCAGGCAACCGGCTCCGTATCCTCACCGAGACTGAACCGGACTCGGATGGGGTCATGCGTGGTTTCGGTCTCGACGAAACCCATCCTGCCGTCGCTGTTATCGCCGCCCTCGGGGCCAACCTGAAGCAGGTTGAGCACGAAACTGTTCTCGCTTTGAACCGTGTGATGCGGAAGCATCCGCTTGGGGCGTGGCAGAAGACGCAGAAGGGCGTGGGTGAGAAGCAGTTGGCGCGGTTGCTTGGCTGCATCGGTGACCCATATCTGCGCGAGTTCGAGGATGGCACGTCACAGCCCCGCACAGTCTCACAGTTGTGGGCGTACTGCGGGCTCCACACACTCCCCACCACCGGCCATCGTCGGGGCGATGACACCCAGGAGTCCGTCGCCGGTGGTGGGGGCATTCTCCCGGCAGGGGCCATGGAGCGGTCGACACCCACAGTGGATACGCCCCTGCCGGAACTACGTATCGCGGCGAAACGCGCCAAAGGCCAGAAGGCCAACTGGTCAACCGACGCGAAAACCCGCGCCTACCTGATCGCCACCTCCTGCATCAAGCAGGACGGCGAATACCGGAAAGTGTACGAGGCACGCCGTGAACACACCGCGATCACACACCCCGACTGGACGCCCGGGCACTCCCACAACGACGGACTGCGCATCGTCTCAAAACGCATCCTCCGCGACCTGTGGCGAGCAGCACGCGACTACCACAACGAGGCATAACTGTGGCGTCCAGGTCGGACTTGAATGCTGTGATCCGGCGTGTCCTGGCCTGCCCCCACGGTTGGAAATACACCGGATACAACAGCACCGGGCATCCCGTCTACCAGCTACCAGACGGGCGAAGAGTCACAGTGTCGGGCACGCCAGGGGATGTGAACACAGCCCGGAACATTGCCCGCCAGTTCGCAGACGTTTGCGGATGTGACACGTTTTGGGCACGCGCCGGTATCGGAAAACCACGCGGGACAGGCCATCACACGGACTTTGATCCGGCGAAAGCAGCTAGGGAAACCGAAGTGTGGCGGCAGGAGAACCCGGACTACGAATCGTTGCCACGCCAGCATGCGATGCTCCTGGCCGAGTTGCAGGCACTCGATCCCCGCCGTCAACAAGCTGATGCCCGGTTGTTGGCGGAATCTCTGGTGGCGTTGGAGACAGAAATGGATGAGAAGCATATCTACTACGAGAGGGGGCCAAGGTGACGTGGCCTAAATGGGTTTTGACAGCCATATTCGCGCTCAGCGTGTTCGCGAGTATCGGCAGTATCGGGGACAAACGTGAACCGCTAACACCGCGAATAGTGATGGCTGGCGTCATGTTTGACATCGTCTTGGTTTGGTTGGTGGTGATCGCATGACGTGGCCGAAGATTGTTTTGCTGGTGTGGTTCGGGTTGCTGTTCGCTTTCCAAGCCGCGTCTGCCAGGAAAGCGTTCAAGGCGCCTGCCAGTTCGAAGAAGGCTAGCTCTATTTCGGCGCTGGTTGTGTGTGTGGGGCTGATGGCCCTGGTTGTGATCGCCTAACAAGATCACTGTTTCTGTGAGGGGTGCAGCCCGGATATGGGTCGGCTGCACCCCTCACCTGTGTGTGAAAGGGAAAAGTGTTGAAGCCCCAGTTTAAGCCGGTCGGTGACGGCCCGGCAGGCGTGGAAACCGTGATTGGCGCGGGCGGTTTGTGGCATGAGTCGGTGTGCTACCGGTGCGCCGAGAACGGCATGCTGTGGCGTGGTCCTCAAACAGATCAGGCCGCTGATGCGAGGCAGGCCGCGAAGGTCCACAACAGGAAGTTCCATCAGCCAGCTAAGGCTTCGGTGTGACCGAAACAATCATCCGTTACCGGACTCCACCGGCCACGAGAGCGGAGGATGCACGCCGGGTTCGGTTCGAGCAGTTCATGCAAACGTATTGGACTCAGTTGCAGGCGTGGATTGCGGCTGCCGAGTACGAGACGTGTACGACACCGTTTGCGGGCCGGAGTGAAGAGTTGGATCACTACCGGCAGGCGCATCCCCCAATGTTGTTTCGTGACTATCTGATTGCTTCGCGGGGTTGCCCGCGTTAAGGGGAAAAACTGGATGAACAGGTTTGCCGCTTTCCATGTTGATTTGGATGAGGATGGCGTGATTCGTTCCACGGTCACATTGGCCGAATGGTGTGAGGTTGAGAAGGTTGGTAGGCAGACCGCTTACCAGTTGTTGCGTGCTGGTTTGCTTCCCGCCCATAAAAAGAATCCGACGAAGCGCCGTTCACCGTTGTTGGTGACTCCGGCTGAGCATCGTGAATACAGGCGAAGGATTAGTCAACTGTGACTATTAGGTTTGGAGTGTGTGATGAGTAGGTATGACTACGAGCGGTCACGTGAACTGTCTGCGGAGCCGTTTTACGCGTTGATTATGGCTGCGATGCGGACTGCTGACAGTTCCAATTACGAGTTGTTGCGTGAGGCTTTCCCGGATACGTTGGATGAGTTGCAGGAACGCTACAACGCTCCCGGAGGGGTTTTGCCGGGAGAGGGCATTCTGCGTTGGTGACATGTCTAATACTGCGATTGAGTTGGGTGGCGGCTGTGACTGGTTTGCGGCGCACACGACGGATGTGTCTGGTGCGCTCATCAAAGTTATCGAACAGCTGCGCAAGGACTATTTTCCGCGCTATCCGGTCGCGTTTGCCGAGCTGGTTGTGACCGTGCTGGAACTGCCCCGTTTCGTCTATTCGCGCGGCGTGTATGTGACTCAGGACGGAGAGCTGCGCGTGGCCAACGGGAAGTTTGGCTCGTACGCTCCCGGCATGCACCACTGGATCGGTAGCGGTGTTGCTTTCGGTGTCAAGTTGCCTGTTGACGTGGAGGGTGATCCGAATGAGTGATGTTGATGCCCGCGACGATTTAGCACGGATCATCAGGGACCATCATCCGGTGTTCACCGGCCATAGGTGGGTCTGCTCGTCAGAGCAATCCCTGACCCTCCTTGAGGATTTCGATGATGACGAGGATGTGGAATGGCTGGACCTCGACCGCCACACCGCCGATGCGATTCTTGAGGCCGGTTGGCGTCCACCTGCCCGCGTGATTGATTCTGTGGAAGAAGTGCGTGATCTGCCCACTGATTCTGTTCTCGTTGGCTGGTTGTGGACAGAGGTATACATGGTGGCTCGTCCAGCAAACGGTGTTCCTGGACGCCTGTATCACGGGAACCGTGAAGTCAACATCGCAAGCCGTCTCGACCAAAACGGCCCCTTCATACTTCTCCGCGAGGGTGGTCACGAATGACGACTGAACGCGCTTGGGACTTTTCCATCGACCTGGATCATGCCGGGCTTGTCATGTTCGAGCATTGGGCGGAACCCGATTCTGATCATCCTACTTGCCTTCGTGTCTCGTCGATTCCTGAAGGCATGGTGTTGAAGCCGGGCGATGTGATCGTGAAGCGTATCTGGGTTCCGACATCCACCCCGAAGATTTTCAACTGGGCTAGAAGGTGAAGCATGGCTTACCGAGTATTCGATCCGGACAATCCGGATGATGTCAGAGACCTGAACGCTCTACCGGACGGCTCGATCCTGATTAATGGGAACGGTTCTCCATATCTGCTGGATAGTCGCGACGGGCAGCCGGGTGTTTGGTCGTGGGGTTACCTGGATGACCGGGCGACGTTATTTCATGACTACGGTGTCCTGACTCTCATCTACACGCCGGGGGATGAGCTGTGAACGATTCTGAGATGGTTTCAGCAGAGCAGTTCCTTCAGCAGGTCCGTGACAGCGTCGAGACGGTCACCCTGTACGCATCATTTCCAGTATCGCGGGATGGCATTCTTCGCATGGTGACCGTGCTGGAGGACATTCTTTCCGAGTGCCGTGGAATCTTCGACAGCGGGGACATGAACTTCGACTGTTCGTTTGATCAGGGAGTCAATTTCGAGATGGATGTGGTATCCGCGATCATCGACGTTGGAATAGGGGAAGGCTATCAATCCTATGGCAGTGAATAGCGGCGATCTGGTTCCGAACCCGACTATCGGAACCGTCGAGTGGAATGGTCTCGTGTACGAGATTGATTGGCCGTTCTTGTTGGACGACGAGAATGAGCGTGACCCGTATCTAGCGGCGGTTTACAGGGATGGCCGTCAACTGGCCGAGTTGAATCACCCCTGGTTTGGTGAACCGTTTACGTCCAAGGCAGAGGTTATGCACCTTGCCGCCGATTTTATTAGGAATGGAGGATTGGTTGATGACTGAACGAATCGATCATGTCGCACTAGCAAAGGGCTTGCTCGGCGCTGAATGGCGTAACGGTGATGTCGCGATCTCGTTCGAATGGCCAGAGCAGGTAGGTAATGCGGAGTTCGCGTGGGACGGTGGGAAGTGGAAACTCCAGCCGGACATTGCCGCCGCGCTCGGGATCGAGGACAGCGCCAATGACCAGCAGTGATCTGCTCGGCGGTCCAGGTGATGAAGTCGCGCTGCGGGCTGTGCTGGATCTCCACCAGCCAATCGACGTGGCCACTAACGACTACCTCAGCGACAGTGATGAGCCTGATGTGATTCAAGTGTGTTCCGAATGCGGCATAGCTGGCAGTTGGCGGCAGTTGTGGCCTTGTCGAACTGTGCGGGCCATCTGGAACAAGATCGAGATCGAGGTGAATAGCTGATGGCACGCGCAGAACAGAACACGCGCACAGTGCAGACGGAAGAGGTTGCAGGTTACATGCTCAGGCTGAGCGTGTTCGAGGCTGAGGTGCTGCGCGCACTGTGCGGCCATGTCGGTGGCAAGATCGGTTCGATAGACAAACTGACTGCACGCAATGCGATGAATAGCATCGGGGACGCTCTTTACAGTGTGATGCCCGGCGAGCCCGACTACAGCCTGTTCACAGGCACGGTTACGGCGGTATCTGGTGGTGAGCAGCCGTGAACGATGAGGATCGTCGCAAGGTCATCTGGACCGACAGTAATGATGATCTTCCCGAGATCGTATGGTCCGGCGATGCCAGTAATTGCATTGAATTGGTGTCAGACGGTGGCGGCGAGTTCCCGAACGGGTATCGCCTGACCGCGCAGGGTATGCGGGTGGTCGCCCGCTGGCTGCGTGAGCACGCGAACCTGCGCGACATCGAGGACTGCGACGCATGCGACGTCCTCGAAGAGGATTACTGCCCCGTCCACTACGGAATCGGAATAGGCTCCGACATCACGTTGCAGGCGATCCGTGATGCTGTGGACAAGGCAGTGAGTTGCTGATGGCACATGCACAGCAGGACATACGCACGCGGCAGGTGGAAGAGGTTGCAGGCTACACGCTCCGTCTGTCCGTGTTCGAGGCTGAGGTCCTACGCGCGATGTGCGGGAAAGTTGCTGGCCTGATAGGGCCAGTTGATAAGCCGACTGCACGCAACGCGACGGACAACATCGGGAGATCTCTCGATCTGGTAATGCCCAGACAACCAAAATATTGCCTATTCGATGGCTATTTGACGGTACCGGACGAGGTGCGCCCAGATGAGTGACCCACAGGTGTTCCCGGTCGGTTATGTGGTACTGCCATCCTGCTGGGGGCAGATGGGTAACTCGGACCGGTGGATGTGGGCGCTGAACATTGAATGCCGCGACTGGGACTCTGGAATGTGGGCGGTCACTTGGCTATCGGCATGTCTCAGTATAGACGGCACCTGGGATGAGGAACCGATACCGTCTGGCCGAACCAAAAAGTGGCTGAAAACGCACAGGTTTCCGCTCGCGGATGCCATTAGTCTCGCTGTCAGGACTGTTGACAGCCACGTCGTTAGCGGCTGTACAGCAAGACAGGTAGCTTTCATGTTCCCGCGAGTGCCGGGCGCCTAACCTGTTGACCTGGAACTAATCGAACCGACCCGCGAGGGCCGGTTTTTTCATGCCCGGAAAGGGACACCAATGGTAGACGAGTTCCTACGTAATCAGATTGCGGAAGCCCTAGAACAGGAATGGAATCCTGAACACGATCCTGCACTGACCGCATCGTTCGGCGACTATGCGGCGACCGCTCTCCGTGCACTCGGCATGTTTATCGTGACGACTGCCGCCGAACTCGATGACCTACCACCCGGCACGGTGATACGGAGCATCACCCACGGGGTTGTTCTCGTGAAGAGTCTCTATCCATTTGATGGATTGTATGAGTGGCGGGTTGACGGCGGATGGGCGTTGAGTTCCACAGCCAATATGGTCGAGGTCGCCTATGTGCCAGCCCTTGTCTTGTGGCGTTTACCAGACGTCGCCTAACCGCCTCGTTTAAACATTTGAAAGGAAACCATGTCTGAACAGAACGACATCAATCAAATCATTGTGTCAGCGGTGAACGCCCGCGTTGAAGCCGAAGTGGCGGCGGCATTGACGAATGCCGACGCGATGAAAACGTTCGTGGAAGCCGCCCTCCACGAAAAAGTGAAGTCTAGCGACCGCTACGGTGCGGACGACATCACACTGGTGACGAAACTGGTGCGCGGCACCGTGGTCGAGCAGACCAAGAAGGTTGTCGCGGAAGAAGTGCAGGCCCAGGAGGCTGAGATCCGCGCCCATGTACGGCAGGCCGTGCAAGCCTCTGTCGGTGTGATCGCCGACAGTCTCGTGGACGGTTTTATGCAGTCCGTGACCGGCAAGTATCCGTCCATCAAAGTCACGTTCAATGAACGTAGCTGACAAGTATGCGGGCGAACTTACGGAACGTGATGTGTACGCTTGGCGGGAAGGCGGATGGTATTTCGCCGCTATCCGCGACCAGGTTGTCGCCAGACGGTATAAGCCTCACGGGTCTCACCTGAGTGAGGCGATATTCATTTTCGATGAAGCGTGGTCGCCCCGCAAGCCAAAAACGATGCCGGAGTTCCAGAACGTCCAATGGCGATGCCAAGGCAATCCATACCGAAATCAGTTTGGGACAAGTAACCGTCTCATCGTGCCGGTCAGCGAAGAGTGGGTAGGCAAGCACCCGCGATGCGCATGCCTGGACAGCCCAAATGCCGCGTTCGACGTTATATGCCAAATCCACGACTGGACCCCCACAGGTGATTGCCTGGAAGAAAGGTAGAGGGAATGACGCCTACCCAATGGTGTCCGAGTTGCAGGCAGGTACGGGGACCCCTCGGGGGTCCCTGTTCTGTTTGCGGCACAACCCTCGGCCCGCTCCCCGAACCGGTGTGGGCCACCGATAGTGAATGCCCCATGTGTTTCGGGTCCGGCCTGATCTGGTTCGAAGTCGCAGGCGGCGATCCTGAAGCCCCCACAGAAGTACCGGAAGACTGCCCTGATTGTCACGGACTCGGATATGTGGAAGGAGACCTGTGAACAAGCTCACAGGCGTTTTCATCGGCCAGTGGGAGCCTGACACTGACGAATGGCTGGAAGCCCGTCTGAACCGTCTTGGCGGCTCTGAGATAGCTGTTGCTTGCGGCTGGTCACCCTACGACACCCGCGACGAATTGATGCAGCGCAAGGTTGGTCTGCTGCCACGGCAGGAGATAACGGACGCGATGCTCCGAGGGAAACTATGCGAAGACGCTGTACTCGCATGGCTCGACCAGAAACACGGCCTGAACGCGACCGTGCAGCATCCCGGAACCTTCGTGCATCCCGCAAACAACAGATGGCTGTACAACCCGGACGGTATCCGCACGAACGCAGACGGTGACCTGATCCTGTTGGAAGCGAAAACGGTGTCCGACCGGTCTGTTGATTCCGGTTGGGGCCGTGCCGGATCAGACAAGATCCCGATCTACTACCAATGTCAAGTCATGTGGGGTATGGGGATTCTCGGTTTGGATGTCTGCCATGTGGGTGTGCTGCATGGTGCGACGAACGGCAGACCAGATTTGGGGTTTGCGACATACACGGTCGCGTTCAAACAGGAATTGTTTGATCTGTTGGCGGAACGCGCAGACGTGTTCCTGAACGATCTTGATGCACTACGTGAAAGGAGTGCTGCGTGAGTAACCGTACAACGAGAAAGCCGACCGGTTTGCCGCCGTGGCCGACCGTGTTGTTGGCTGGTGCCGAGAAGGCTGGGAAAACGTATGCGGCGCTGGCGGCATCCGGTTCCCGCTATGTGTCTCGCACCCTGTATGTGCCTGTTGGGGAAGACGAGCCAGACGAATATGGTGCGCTCGACGGAGCCAACTTCGAAATCGTTGAACACGATGGAACGTTTGCCGACCTGGTAGATGCCGTCAAGTGGTCTGCGGAACAGCCCGGCCACAACGGTAAGCAGTCACTATTGATTATTGACTCTGCTACCCGGCTGTGGCAGCAGTTGTCTGCCATGGCGCAGGCTGAGGCAGACGATAGAGCACGCCGGAAGGCTGCGAAATATCATCGGCCAGCCCCCACCGAGGAAGCCGATATCGGATTCGACTTGTGGAACCGTGCCGGGAAACGGTATGCGGACTTCATGGACGCTGTGAAGTCACATCGTGGCCCTGTGATTCTGACTGCCCGTCTGGAACGTCAAACGATCATGGACGCGGAAGGCAAGCCGACTCGCGAAAAGGACTATAAGGTGGTCGGCCACAAGAATCTGCCGTTTGACGTGGACGCCATTGTGATGATGCCGGAACGCGGCACCTATTGGCTTTCTGGTGTGCGGTCGTTGAAGTGGGATTGGCGCTCGGAGCGGGAGCAGTTCCCGAACTTTACGGTGGAACGGTTGTGGGAGCGGCTGGGTGTGACGGATCAGGCTGGTACGCGCAGAACTGCCGCGTTCGTGACTGATGCGGATACGTCGGAAGACGCACCTGAACCGCCCGCTAGCTTGTCGGATGCTGTGTCGGAGTCGCGGAAGGTGTTTGACGAGATCGCCGGTTTGCAGTCTGCGGATGAGTGCCGTGACTTTTGGAACGACTTGAAGGGCACTCCGGCGTTGACAGCAACGGTGAAGGCCGCGATTGAGGCGCGCGTGGCCGAGTTGAACACGGCTCACGTGGCGGAAGCGTTCGACGCGACCCGGCAGGAAGAGTTGACGGCATGATCGAAGCTCTGCGGCAGCGCATCAACTGTCTTGAAACCCAGTGGGACATGGATGAAGGACCTGGAACCTATTTGGCGGTCCCGCTTTTTGGTGACGCGCTCCGCGAAACCCTCGCATTGGCCGATGACGAGCCGAACAATCCTCTAGCGGTGAAGATCGTGAACGCTATCGACGCCGCTACTGCCTCATAACCCCACCCTCAAACAAAGGGGGGTCAGCCGCATTGTGGGCGGCTGACCCCCCTTTGTTTACCCCTAAAACGAAGGATATTTAGTGATTCACATTGACAGCATCGTTGACCCTGCCGAGTTACAGCAGGGTCTTAAGGACGGCCTGATCGTATGCAGGGAATCTGGTGACGGTCAGTACATCCTCAACTACACAGACCGGGCAATGCACACTGGTTCCTGGGCGAATAAAGCGGTACGGGCCTGCCGTGGCCTCATCTTCAACGCAGACAGGTTCGTGGTCGCACGCCCGTGGGAGAAGTTCTTCAACTACGGCGAGGGTTTGGCGGGCGACCTTCCGCTGGATGCGCCAGTCGAGGTCACCGACAAGATTGACGGCTCGCTCGGCATCCTCCACCTGGGGGAAGACGGTGATCTTCGGATTGCGTCTCGCGGCAGCTTCCACTCCGACCAGGCACAGCACGCCACCCACATCCTGCACAGCCGCTACCCGGACATCGCATACCACTTCAACCCGCGCGAAACCACCGTCTTGTTCGAGATCGTGTATCCAGCCAACCGGATCGTGTGTGACTACGGCACCCAGGATGATCTGATTCTGTTGGGTTCCGTCGATATAGAGTCGGGTGAATATTTTGGCCCGGACTACACGGCGGCAGCTATCCACTGGAGTGGGCCAAAAACCGACACGTTCCGGTACGAGACGTTGCGGGAAGCGTTGGCCGCACCTGAACGGCCCGGCGCTGAAGGACTCGTGGTCAGGTTCCTCGGAGATAACCATCTCGTCAAGATCAAGCAGGCTGACTATCTGAAGCTGTTCCGGATCACGTTCGGCCTATCTGAACGTACCGTTTGGGAGCACCTGATGGGCGGCGGCATCATTCTGAATTTACTCGATCAGCTTCCGGAAGAACTGCACCCGTGGGTTCGTGCCGTGTCTGGGAGGCTGCACGGTGAGGCCTTCGCTATCTGGGACGCCGTGGATACCATCCATCAAGACATTCTTTATGCACTACCAGCGAACTTCACCCGCAAGGAATATGCCGCGTATGCGAACAAGACAAAATACGCGCACTTCCTGTTCCAGATGCTGGACGACCGCGACATGTACCCGATCATTATGAAGTCGTTGAAGCCGGGCCATAACCATGCCCGGACTAGCCAGTCGGAGGATGCCGCATGACCACATTGCACATCATCAGGGGTTTGCCCGGCTCGGGTAAGACCACGTTCGCCACCAGCTGGGTACGGGAAGATCCGGACAACAGGACGCGCGTAAACCGTGACGATCTGCGGCAGATGATGTTCGGGAAACGTGCCGATTTGCTTCCCGCCCAGGAAGCGTTGGTGACAGCCGCTGAACAAGCGATTGTGCGTAGCTCGTTGGAGGCTGGCCGTGACACGATTGTGGATGACATGAATCTGCGTCCCCGGTATGTGCGCGGCTAGCAGGAAATCGCCTACGAGACCGGTGATGTCACCCGTTTGGTCGAGATGCCCGTCAACGTCGAGTTGTCCGTCCGCCGCGATTTCCGCCGCGATAAGCCTGTCGGTGAGACTGTCATCCGTGACTTGGCGAAACGGTTCACCCGCAAACGCTCATATCTGCCCGTCTCGGATTACAGCACGGCTACCGGTCTCGCCCAGTATGTCGGCTATTCCCCGGACCGGCCTAATGCGGTGATCGTTGACTTGGACGGCACTATCGCATTGGGTACCCAGCGGGGACACTACGACTGGGCGAAGGTTGGCGGCGACACCCCAAACCAGCCGATCATCGATCTTGTCAATGACTTGTACAGTGTGGGAACCGACCAGATCATCTTCTTGTCGGGCCGGAAGTCTGTTTGCCGCCAGGAAACACTGGACTGGCTTTTGAGGCAGTTCCCCTACATGAACTCTTATACTGTGGAGCTTTACATGCGCCACGACGATGACGGTCGCCCCGACTTCATTGTGAAAAACGAATTGTTCGCGACGTATGTGAATGGTATCTACAATGTGCGGCTCGTTCTGGACGACAGGAACAGTGTGGTGCGCATGTGGCGGGATATCGGACTCACCTGCCTTCAGGTGGCGCCGGGAGCGTTCTAGCCATGTGGACGCCCGAGGAACAACACCAGCACGTGGTAGACCTTGCAGGGTCTATACGCGACTGGTCGTATCGGAAACCCGGTCGGACCTGTGAATCCGTGTCCGACCGGGCCATCCGGTTGACCCTGAAAGCCCGCTGGCACAGAGACGAAGCTGCACGTCTGCAAGCCCTCGTCCACCGGAAGCCGACACAGGCAGAGTACCGGGATTACGTGATGCGTGAATGGCGTCGCTGGTATGGCCGGAATCCGGCTTGGATAGCTCGGCGTCTCGGCTTCCACAGTGTAGGCGAACTGAAGTTCGCGGTACGCGGATGGCTCCAACACGAAGGAACATATAGTGGGTGACTTTGTCCTGTATGCGTCGTTTGTTCTTGCAGCCATCACCTGGCTACTGTCCGCCGCCACGCTCATCCTCGCCAGGAAAGGACGATAAATGATCGTCTACTGGATTGCGACCGGTGCCCTAACCGTGGTGGCAGTAGTTGCCGGTTACATGATTGGCTGGCGGCACTGCTACAAAACCAAGGTTGAAGACAACGACGCTATCGCACACCAATTCATCGGCTCATGGGTGACAGACACCATGCAGTTAGCCAACGTCAAATCTGTGTACTTCGTTCACGACCTGGACGACCCTACCCAGATCCACGGACGCGTTGACTACTACGACCCCTACCTATTCCAAGAGTTCTAGGAATGACATGCCGGAATTCACTTTATCCACTCTCATACGCGAATGCGTCGTATACCCTCTCGGCTTCGATACGGAGGCCGAAAACTGGTATGAAATGACGGTTTGGGGTATTCAGGTTCGGTGGGCTGGGCCGAGACATTTGGAGGATGGCTACCGTTCCACAGGCGGATGGTATGCGTGTCGTCTCGGCGGCTGGTGTTTGTCGCGAGCCGGTAAATGGGCTCGCCCGGAACGCTATCAAACCTGGCAGTACAGGTTCGCCACCTACCAGGAGGCGGAAGCAGCTGCCGTGTCTGCTTCACGATCATTCCGTGTCAACGGTCTGACGTGGGACGAGTTCACTGCATGGCGGGAAAGGCAGAAAGACTAGTGGAAATCGATACGTATTATACCAGTGAAATTGTGTGCCCGTGGTGCGGCTACGAATACCAGGATTCCTGGGCGTTCGAACCTTCCGCTACTGCACGCGGCGAACAATGCCAGAACTGCGAACAAACGTTCTGGTGGGAAACCGACATCGAAGTCACCTACACGTCAAGGAAAAGCTATGATTAGTCATACTATTCAGGTCGGCTATCTGACCGTCGAATATTTGGGTCACACCATCGGATTCCCGTTCGAGGATGAGTACGGGAACGAAACCGGCGAATGGGTTGAGGGTATCCTCACCGACTACTCGGTCAAATCAGGCGCACCCGGATGCTGGGTCACCATCGAGTTCACCGACCCCGATGACGAATGGCACATGGAAACGTTCTACTACACAGCAGAAATCGAAGTGCTGTGAACTTCCTCAACCTCGTCGCTGTCGCTCTCTGCCTGCTAACCGCATTCACCTATTTCGCAGCCCACAACGTGGCACTCGCCTGCGTGTGGCTCATGTTCGCCGCCCTCTACACACACATTCTCCTCAGTAAGGAAAACCATAATGGCTAACGAAACTCCTATCACTCTGGTCGGGAATCTGACCGCTGACCCTGACTTGAGGTTCGCCCCGTCCGGGGCAGCCGTAGCGAACTTCACAGTCGCCTCAACCCCCCGCACGTTCGACCGGCAAACCAACGAATGGAGGGACGGGGACCCCCTGTTCCTGGCTTGCTCCCTGTGGCGGCAACCGGCAGAGAACGTTGCGGAATCCCTGTCGAAGGGCATGCGGGTGATTGTGCAGGGCCGGTTGCGTCAGCGTTCCTACGACGACCGCGACGGGAACCGGCGCACCGTGTTCGAGGTTGAGGTTGACGAGATCGGGCCGTCGCTGCGGTATGCGACCGCCGTCGTCAACCGGAAGTCAAACCCGGACAGCAGCTTCAAGGGCACACAGTCACGGCCTGCACAGGATCGCCGGTCGGATGGCTTCGCTGGCCGCGACCCGTGGGCTGCTGCGGGCGAACCGGAAGACCCGCCCTTCTGAGCTAACCCCACCATCAAGACACGAAAGTGGTGTACCAGCACTTGGTACACCACTTTCTTTTTCCCCTGAAGGACAAGTGTTGATAGACCCATTTGCAGATAACCAGTCATGGCGGCTCGATGCTGCTTGTACTGGAACAGATACGGACTTGTTTTTCCCGGACGCGCGGGGTGCGGTCGCCTCCGTGAACGCCGCGAAAGAACTGTGCGCTAAATGCCCAGTATGTGACTACTGCCTTGAATACGCGATGCTCATCGAGCACCGAAGGGGCGAATACCGGAATGGCGTGTGGGGCGGTTTGAGCGTCAGGGAACGGTATCGCATAGCTGATGCGTGGGCGGCTGAAAGATACCCGCAAGAAGGGAACGATCATGATTGATGCTGACGCTGTTTGGGAAAGGTATCAGACCGCTTTGGATGCGAAACCAGGCAAGGGCGCATACACCGGTGACGGTATCGCGGCACTGACTGACAGTGTGTGTGATGTGCCGGAAATGCTTCACGAGATCGAACGGCTGCAAGGGTTGGCTGGACCGAATGAGCGTGTCCGTAAACAGATAGCAGCCGACTTGGATGTGATTGCCGACATGATCGAGAAGAGCCATGACACATATCCGTCTCCGATCATTGCAGGCGTCGTTGCTGGATACAGGCAGGCAGCCGGATTAGTGAGGGGAGACAATGATGAGTGATATTTCAGATCGGCCCCAGGTCAGCGATGTTGACGATGTGATGTCGCGGGTCAGGTGTGATCCCTACACACCAACCGATGACGAGATCCAGGTTTCCGCGACACGCTTGACCAAATGGGTGAGCGATGACACCTACTGCCGCTGGCTTGCCGACCACGACAACAAGGTCGCCCAAAAAGCACTAGCCAACGCGACCACCAACATTCCGTTCCCGATAGATCCCTACGACGGCTTCGACCACGAATCACTGCGCGCCGCCTACGTGCAGATCACCAGCTGGCTGCGCGACCACGCCTTCCAACATTACGGAAACGGAGAACGTTCATGAGCGACCAATGCGTCTATTGCGGAGCCGACGAACAGACCCGGGACTTGCGCCCATACGGACCTGGAGGCGCGTGGGTGTGTTTCCCGTGCGCCATGGCAACACCCGAACGGGAACAGGAAGCCCATAACGCGTTCGATGCCCTGTTCACTGCGGCATGCGAAGCAAGCCCAGTTGTCCAGTTGGGCAGCAAACACGGCCCAACTCCACTGTCGTGACCGACTACATTAGCGCAGTTGGCTCAGGTGTAGACGGTTTCGACCCGATACCGCGAAACAACCGTGTCGTCTACTTGCACATTCATGACCACGACTGGACGCCAATCGGGAAGTCCACTCAACCCAACGGTTCCGTGCATCCCGTCTACGCCTGTACCCGCTGCGGCGACTACGGCTACGACATATTTCAACAATACGGCGGCATCGACATTGATACCGGACTGGAAGAACCAGACACAAGGAGATAACCGTGTCTTCACAACGCAAGTATCGTAGACACCATCGGATGCGGCCCGCACCTGGACCGGAAAGCACGATCACACGCACTGTGTACATGACACCCTCAGATCAAGTGGATCTGATGATGCAGAACGGGATATTGACTATCGAGTTCCCGATTGATTCCACCCACTATCTGGGAGTCGAGTTCGACAAGAAAACCGTTGAGTTTCTGCGTGACTTCCTGACCGAAATCGAATCACGATGACCACCTATGTGTGGACACATCCGACAGCCAGGAAACGACATTACTGCGGCTTCAACTATTGCCTCCGCCCTATCCTGCCCGGCGAGTCCTATCGGCGCATGGCTGGTCTCGACAGCGGCACGGCATGGACCTACTTGTCGTGCGAGCACTGCTACCGGGTGTGCGGAATGTGGTGGAGCCCGTGGGATGACAACGGCTGGGATGACGCGTCGATAGCCGCATGGCTGCGGGAAGACTATCCGACCGTCTGGTCGCAGATGCGCGCCGGATGGCGCTACCCGGATGGCGAGCTTCTGCCCCTGCCGTTTCAGCCGACATGTGACGACTGTGGCGCACTTCTGCACCATGACGGGTTTTGGTGCGACTCGTGCCTTGACGGCATCTACAGGTCGCTGCGGGGGATGACCGCATGAGAGCCGATCGCATGCCGCTCAAGGGCGGTGACGAATACGACGTGTTCACCGGGTGGCGACACGTCGTTTCACTTCGCAGGGGAACCACGAAAGCAGTCAAACGCCGCTATTGGCGGCGCATCAGACGGGCATGGCGACAAACAGAAAGACAAGATGACACAACAGAATAAATTACTTGACGCGCTCGTGGAGCGTACCGCAAGAGTACTAGCCAAGCACCAGATCAAACACGACCGGGGTATGGACGTGTATTGCACGTGTGGCGCGCTTCTCTTCGACCACGCACACGGATTCTACGGAACAGAGCAGATGCTACCGTCGCGCGCTCTCCGAGCAGCAGAATCCGTCCTTGTGGACCATCAAGCAAAATCGGTTCAGGCAGAACTCAACCTAAAGGTTTCAATCAATGACGCAAGTGAGTGACCGGTTGGATGATTTGCAGACACGTATAGCCAACGTGTTGGCCATGCATGAGGCTAGGAGTAGAGACGACTACTTGATCTACTGCGCGTGTGGGACTGCCGCGACATCTTCGCATGCTTTTGCCTGGCATCAAGCCGAATGTCTGCTCGCAGAACTCGATCCTGCTGTGAATGTCACTACATCCGCACCAGTTGACAGCCCGTTCGCAGAGATCGAGTTCAACCACGTCTTTAATGAAGAAGTGCACCTGGCCGGAATCAACGAGCCTGCGGTCGATAGGTACGTCACTGGCCAGTACGTCAAGTGGCTCAACTCGCTGCCCAAGCAGGTCACATACACCATCACCGACACGGTAGACACGGAGGGCTGAATGCCGCGTATCAGGACCATCAAACCGAGTTTCTGGCGGTCGCCGTCAACAGGTCACGCGTCGCCGTGGGCGCGTCTGTTGTACATCGCGATGTGGAACTGGGCTGACGATTGGGGGAGGGCCGAGTGGACTCCGAGGGAGCTTCTGGGGTTCGCGTTCCCGCACGACACAGACGACCCGTGCGACGATCTGAACTTTCCCACACTTGTTCAGGAAGTTTCCAGAAAGTTCTCGATAAAGTTTTACCGATGTGGTGAACGGCGCTTCTACGCTGTGGATAACTGGGACGAGCATCAGAAGGTGCCGAAGAGGGTCGAGAGCAAGTTCCCCGCACCCGACGACCCTGAATGTGTACCTGACAAGGAGGTATACGGAGAATCCTGGAAAAGTCAAAACTTTTCAGGAACTTTCCTGACGACTTCGGAAAAAGTTGGCACTGGAAGTAAGGAAGTAGGAAGTAAGGAAGTAGGAATAAATACTCTTGCTCGACCGGCGAGCAAGAGCCTCGAACCTGACCGGTTCGATGAGTTCTGGGCGGTGTATCCCCGCAAGGCCGCCAAGGCCAAGGCCCGCACGAAGTTCGCCACAGCCGTCAAGAAGGTCGGAGCCCAGACCGTCATCGACGGCGCCACCCGATACGCGGCAGACCCGAACCTGCCCGAACAGCAATACATCCCGCACCCCACGACCTGGCTCGAACAGGGACGCTGGGACGATCCGCCGCTACCAGCCCGTCACGACAGGCGGCAGACCGCCACGAACGGGCTCACCGACGACCAGTGGTCTGCCGCCTGTCGTGACGGGCTGGTAGCGGCGGATCGTCCCAGCG